GCACCTGTCCACGGTGCGCGCCCTGTCGCAAGCCCTCGGCGTCCCTCTCGCCGACCTCGTCGACGAATGAGCGTCGAGCCGCACATCCTCGCCGCGGCCCAGTCGCGCCTGCACAACGCAAGGCAGGCGCCCCTCGCCTTCGCGCGCCTGTGGGACAGCCCGCGCACCTCGCAGCGCCGGGCCCTGTCGAACGTGTGTGGGGCCAGCGTGTTCATCACGCTGATGCTCGGAGGGAACCGTACAGGCAAATCTGTAGCACTTGCGCAGTGGCTGATCGCCATGGCTGCCGGCATTGACGCCACCGTCACCGCGGCCTCTGGTAAGCCCCTGCGCTACGTCCTGGCCTGGGCCATCGCCAACGGGATCCCGACTGACCAGATCCCCGAGGGTCCGGGCCGCGTATGGGTCGCCTCCCCCACCTTCGCCGCCGCCGTTGAGCAGATCCGCCCGCACCTGCGCAAACTGGCACCCGCCGGCACCACCTTTTTGCGCTGGGATGACAAGCGCTCTGAGGCCGAGTTGCGCCTACCCGGCGGCGGCGTCATCGTGTCGAAGTGCTATGCACAGTACGACGCCGATCCGCAGACCTGGGAAGGCGCCAACGTGCGCGCCCTGGGCCTCGATGAGCAGCCGAATTCCCGCGCCTGTCTGACCGCCGGCCTCAGTCGCCTCGTAGACCAGCGGGGCCGCTGCCTGTGGGCGCTGACGCCCCTCCGCGGGCAGGCGGACTGGCTCTATCGCCAGATCGTCAACCCCCAGCCCGGCGAGGAGCCCGCGCCGCCCGGCTTCGTCGTCCACCACCTCCACGGCGCGGACAATCCCCACGTCCCCCAGGACTGGCGCGAGATGATGCTCGCCTCTGTCCCGAAGTGGCAGCGGGCCAGTCGCGACATCGGCGCGTTCACCTCGCCAGAGGGGGCGATCTACCCCTTTTTGCGGGGTCTGCACATCGTCCAGCCCTTCGCTATCCCGCGGGGCTGGCGCCGCTGGCTCGGCGTCGACTGGGGCGCTCGCGCACCTCACGCGGTCTGGGTCGCCGAGTCCCCTGCCGGGGAGCTGTACGTCTACCGGGAACTGTACTACCGCCGTACCACCCTTGAGCCGGCCATCACAGACCGCGCCTTTTGCGAGGCGATCCGCGCACAGAGCGCCACCGACGGCCCGGTGACCATCCTCGGGGTAGCGGACAGCGAGAGCCCCGGGGCCATCGCCGAGGCCGCTGGCCTGGGTCTCGCCCTCGCGCCCGCCGCCAAGGGTCCGGGGTCAGTCCTCTCCGGGATCACGCTGGTAGGGGCGCTCCTGGCCCCCATCGACAGCATGACGCAGGCCGAGATCGTGCCCCGCCTTCGGTTCTTCGCCTCCTGCCCCATGGTGGCCTCAGAGGTCGAGGGGCTCAAGTGGGGCCGGCACCGGGACGGCGTAGATCCGCAGCCTGACCCTGCCTGTAGCGACCACGGCGCCGACGCGCTACGCTACGTCATTCAGTTTCGCCACGCCATGGGGCTCCGATGAACCTCACCGACCGTCTACTGTCCCTCGTCGGCCTCGGCGCCCTCGTGCGCATGGCGCCCGCCGCCCCGCTCAACGCGATCGAGGTGCTACCCCCGTCCCCTGGGGTCACGGTCGGCCGGGTGGCGTCAAAGCCCCGTGCGGCGGCGGACCTCAACCTGATAGCCCGCGCCCCCTACCTCTACGCGGGCGTCACCCAGCGGTCGGAGTCAATCGCTACCTACCCGCTCCGGGTCTACCGAAACGGTAAGCCGATCGAGCCGGCCGGCAATTACGCCTGGGTGCGCGATTATCTCAATCTCTTCGCCTCGCCCGACCCGGGCGACATGAGCGATCCCAAGGCCATTTTCCCACGACAGACCGGCTCGGGGCTCCTGGCTCAGTTGGTGGCCGATCGCCTGATGTGCGGGGTCGCGTGGGTGCTGCCAACCCTCGCTGAGGGCTCCGGGCGGCCGATTGCGCTGACCCGCCTCCACCCGCGCCAAGTCTCGATCCTGCGCGTGAGCACCGGCGATCAGGTCGAGTACCGCCCCGCCAGCGGCACCCGCACCCTGTACCCGATCGAGCAGGTGTGCTGCATCCGCGGCGTGTCGGCCAACCTCGGCGGCGAGGAACTCCTCGGCACCGGCGCCGGGGAGCCGCTGAGCGACATCGTCGAGGCCGAGTCGCAGGCGATGCGAAAGACCGCCACCGTGATCAGTCAGGGCGGGGTGGACCTGATCATCCGCGCCACCTCGCCGACGGCCGCAGCCATGCTGATCGACGAGGCCACCCGCGCCCGGATCGTGGACTCCATCACCGAGCAACTGCGCGGGGGCTACGAGGGTGACCGCCGCGTGATGGCCCTCGGCGGTGAGTTCGAGATCGTGCCCGCCGGCTTCGAGCCCGCCGACTTGCAGGCCGCCGAGATGATCAAGGCGGCCCATGATGCCGAGTTGGCCGCCATCGGCGTTAGTCCGACCATGATCGGCGGGGCCGCGGCCAACTACGCGACGGCCCTGGTGGAGATGCGTGTTCAGTACGAGCGCGACGCCACGCTCGCTCAGATCATCGCCGACGCCCTGTTTACGCCGCTGATCCGCTACTGCGCCCGCCTCGCCCGTCAGTCGGATGCCACCTTCACCGCCGGGCTCGATCTGTCCGGCCATCCGGGCGCGGTGGCCATGCGGACTGAGTCGATCAACCGGATGCAGGTCCTCGTGGGCCTCGGATGGAGCCCGGCCCAGGCCGCCGCCGCTGAGGGGGTCGACCTGCCGACCCCTGCGGCGCCGCCAAACCCCAAGCCTGCCCCGTCCGCTGCCCCGGCAGGTGGCGAGCCCACCGCGGTCGGGGAAGGGGCCGCCAGCGCCCGTAGCGGCCTCCCGTGGCTACGTCAGGCGCCCGTCACCACGCGCCAGATCGCCCGCCGCGAGGTCGACAAGTTCACCGGCTCCATGTTGAGCGCCTTTCGCACGGGCCTGCGCTGGCAAGACGAGGGCTATGCCGGAGACGGGCTCAAGCCTGAGACTGTCCGCCGCGCCTCCTGGGCCGTCGACACGGGCGGCCCCCCGTCTGATCGCTGGGTGATCGAGGCTTCGGCATGGCACCGACGGCACCACCCCAACGGCGTGCGCCCCATCGACGGCCGCAAGGCCGACCCCTCCCCGCTGGACGTCGCCACCGCCCTGTGGGGCATCCTGGGCCCCGATGGCGCCGCGTGGTGGGACCGCCAGCGCGAGGCCCTGGACGCCGATCGCGTAGCCGCCGCTGAGGCGGAGGTGGCCGCCACCGAGGCCGCCGCAGCCTCTACCCGCGGGGCAACCTGGGCCGCCGTGGACGCCCGCCGCGCCCCGCATCAGCGGCGTATCCAACTCGCCGCCCGCGCCACCCAGGCCGAGGAGCTGGCCGCCTACCAGCGCCGCATCCTGGCTGCCCTGCCCGCCGCCGTCCAGGGTGAGCGCGCAGGGGGTGGCACCGCTGCCCGTCTGGTGTCTTACGGCGCGGTCGACTGGGCCGAGGTCCTGGGCTCCCTCACCGACGCCCGCGCCCGCTGGCTGGACGGTCTGTCGCCGTCCTGGGTCGCATCCTGGGAGGAGGCCGCCGCCACCGCGCTGCCCGGCTATGACCTCCAGGTGCCGCTGCCCGCCTTCACCGAGGCCACCCTCGCAGAACTGGAGTCCGGGGCCGCGGCCGTCGCTGACTACAGCCGCGAGCGCGTCCGTCTGCACGTCGAGGCCGGCATCCGCGACGGCCTTAGCGTGGTGGACATCGCCGAAACCCTGCGCCAAGACCAAGCCTTCGAGCCCTTCCGCGCCCTCCGCATCGCCCGCACCGAGACGATCCGGTCTGACTCCGCCGGGGTGCAGGCCCGCGGCGCTGAGGCGACCCGGGTGGGCGTCGAGGTCGAGCAGGGCTGGCTCTCCGACCCCATGGCCGCCATGTGGGACCGCCGGCACGATCGCCTCGACGGGGAGACGCGGCCCCTCGGCGGGACGTGGCGCACCCCGCTGGGGGTCGAGACGCGCGGGCCTGGGCTCTCCGGCGACCCGGGCGAAGACTGCAACTGCGTCTGTGCGACTGCCCTCGTTGTCAAGCCCCGCCCCGCGGTGTAACGTCAAGGCGACACAGTCGCCGGCGCCATCCCGCTGTGTGCTATGCCACCGACATGGATACCCGCGCCGCCACCCACTTTTTGCTGCGCCACGGTCAGGCGCCCTGGCACCTTGTCGGGCGCCTGCTGACCGATCGCGACAGCATGGGCCGCGAGGTCATGCTCGACCCGGTGACCGCCGGGGAGATGCGCGACGATCGGCCCGCCTTCATTCTGAGTACCGAGGGCGAGGCTACCGACGGTCATGTGGTCCGCCAGTTCTGGGACCTCGATCGCGCCGCATCTGTCGGTGTTCCGGTCCTGTGGTCGCACGATCCGGGGCAACTCCGTGGCCAGTGGGAGGACCTCGCCGTGCGGGACCTTCCCGGCGGCCGGTCCCTGGTGGGCCGCGCCCGCATGAGCGCCACCAACGGCCACGCGATCGAGCTGCGCGAGATGATCCGCGAGGGCATCCTGCGCGCCGTGTCG